GCCGGGCGGCCTGCAGGTGGTGCAATGGATCGACGAGGCCGAGGGCGTGTTCCGGCTGGTCGGCAGGCCGCACGAGTACCGGGTCGAAACCTTCAGCCGCGGCTACGCGGTGTTCCGGATCGGATGACCATGGACCGCAGGATCGCACTCGAAACCGTCCGGGCCGCCGCCAACTACCTGCGCGCGATCGCGCTGGAGCCGCTGACCCTGCTCGACGGCGAGGCGTTGCCGAACGCCCTGGCGGGCCGGCTCGTGAACGTGGCCATGTGGATGGGAGGGCAACCGGATGGAGCGACCGATTTGCCGGCACTGCACCAGGAACGCAGTCAACCGGCCGCGGGGGCTGTGTTGGTCGTGTTACTACAGCCCAGGGGTGAAGGACCTGTAGCCGATCACCAGCAAGTATGCGCGGCGGGGAGTGGCGAACTTCCACCATGCGGCACTGTCGACGTCCCCGGTCGCCTGGCGACCGGGGACGCTGGAGAAGATCGAAGCAATGGAACGGCGAGCCGAGTCGGGCGAGGAACTGCACCATCCGATGGACGGGAGGGTTGAAGCGTGAACCTGACACAAGCCAAGCGACTGCTCAAACTCGCCGACTACTTGGCCGCTCACCGCGAGCCTGGCGAGGGCGAAGAGGGCGTCGGGTTCGACATGAACATCGTGTTCTCGTCGGATCACGACCTGCTGGAACTGAAGCAGTCCGAGTGGCGACAACGGCACCCGTGCGGGTCTGCGGCGTGCGTCATCGGGCACGCGGGGCTCATGCCGGAGTTTCAGAAACTCGGCCTCGTCGCCAATGGCGCTGGGCCTGGCGGCGGTGCCGGCGAGATCGCCCTCAATGGGAACGCGATGAGTCTCCCCGAGGCCGGCCAGATGTTCTTCGGTCTGAGCCAGGACGAGGGGTGCGACCTGTTCCTCGACGGCTTCGACATGACCGCCGCACAGAAAGCCATCCAGATCCGGGTTCTCGTGCGCAACCACCATCCGGACCTCTTCCCGCTTGCGAAGAAGGGACCCCGCTCATGACACCGCTCGAAGAAATCGCAACCGCCCTCGCGGAGCCATTCGACCTCGACGCCGCCCTGGCCGCCGAGTGGAAGCCGCAGAACCCCACGCCCGAATGGGTGCAGCCGCGGGCGTTCGTGAAGAAAAAGCGGGCCAAGAAGGAATGGTTCGATCGGGCGCCGAACCATTGCAAGTGCTACGGGTACGCCAGCACCGGGCAGGGCCGGGTCGCGGTTCGGCCCGAGGTCGCCACGGATCTCTGTCCGTGCCAGGTGAAACTGGCGTTCCTCCGGTGCTACCCGAACCCGATCGACGCCCACGTGCTGCGGCTGCTGTTCCTGTTCGGCGTCCTGGTGAATCCTCGGAGCCCCGCCGAGGCCTTCGCGCCCGCAACGGACGCGGACATGGAGCATATCGCCTGGGTTGTCGAGATCAACCGCGACGCCTGGCTCGAGGAGATGGAGGCGACCAGGTTGCCGACCACGGAGGAGCACAAGGAACTCTGCCGAGGGATCGGCCTGTCCGACGCCCAGTTCGAGTATTGGCATGGCGAGACCGCCAAGCGGCGGGAACTCGCCAAGCATCACACCCACTGACCCTTTCAGGAGCCTCACCATGAGCACCGCAGTTGCCACCCAGCCGAACCAGAACGGCGCCCCGACAACCGAACTCGCCAAGCCCGAGGTGAACTGGGGCCAGATCGGCACCCGGCCGGCGAAGGGGAATATCCCCGACCTTCGCCGGGTGCTGACCACCAAGAAGGCCGAGCTCGAAGCGATCCTCGGCAAAGACGTGGCCGCCCGGCTGTGCGTCGCGATCGTGACGGAAACCGTGAAGAGCGATCGCCTGCTCGAATGCAGCATCCAGTCGCTCGTCTCGTGTGCGATCGAGGCATCCCGCTACAAGCTCGAGATCGGCGGCGTCCTCGGCCAGAGCTACATGGTGCCCTACAACGGGACGGCGACCTTCCAGGTCGGCTACCGCGGCATGGTCACACTGGCCCACCGATCGCGCCGCGTCGCCTCCGTCTGCGCCGTCTCCGTCCGGGCCGGCGACAAGTTCAAAGTGACGCAGGGCACCAGCCGCGGCATCGAGCACGAGCCGTCCGAACAGCTCGGCAACCGGGAAGTCACTCACGTCTACGCGGTCGTGCAGTATCGCGGCGGCGGCACGGACTTCGAGGTGATGACGAAGGACACGATCAACCAGCACCGCGATCGATTCTCCCCCGAATGGAAATACCGCGGCCAGGCCAGCGTCTGGGGCCAGCACTGGGAGCAGATGGCCCTCAAGACCGTCCTCCGCCGGCTCCTCAAGCGGTGCCCGATCGGCGTCGACCTAGGGCCGGAGGAATTCGCCGAAGAGATCGAGGATCCACAGGTGCCCCGGCAGATCGAGACGGACGAGACGCGGCAACTGGAAGCCGGCGACAACGAGGTCATTGACGAGAAGGGCGAGGTCCACCAGAAGCCGGCGGCGAAGACCGAGCCCGCCGCGGACGCCTTCGCGGCCCTGCTCTACGGCGAGATCGAGCGGCTGGCCGTGCAGGCCGCGGGATCATGGGAAGCCGCCCGGAGCGAATACGCCGAGGCGTTCGGCATCACCGGCACGCGGGTCAAGGACCTCAGCCCCGAGCAGGCGTTCCGGCTCCGCGATCAGTTGAAACTCGACGCCGCAGCCAAGGGGGCCGCAGCGTAGGCCCACTCACACGCCTGATAGGAGCTAGTCATGAGCGCCGAACAAGCAGAGTCGGAAATCCAGGCCGCGTTCGACGACCTGGTGCGAGCGGTCCACGCCGGGCCGCTCCAGGAGACTCAATACAAGGAGTGCCGCCGCTTCTTCTTCGCCGGCGTCGTCTGGGCGACGAAGGGAATCACCGATTCGCACTACCCTGCCGCTCGCGCGGAGTCGCTCAACGACGGGGCTGGACTCTTCGGCCGCACGATCAGCCGCGGCGAATCGTAGGCCGCTCGCCCAGACGTCCGCGATTGAGGCCGCTCCCGCGAAGGGGGCGGCTTGCGGCGGTAGAGGGCATGCTGCGGTAGGGAATCGCAGCAATAACTGCGCGGATAACAACACCCCGGCTCTCGTGATGCAGTGACGGCGAGCGTCTTAAGCAACGCGACCCGAACACCTGCACGCGACTGTAGAGCCAGATCGTTGAGACCCCGCGACGTAGGCAAAGACGCTGACCAAACCACCTGAAACGCGCCACAGGGGCCGGTGACGACCGGCAGCGTGACAGCCCGGAGAGACGGGCGATAGGAGAAACCTCAGTGAGCTACCGAATGTGGGCGTTCCTTCGGGTTGCGCTTGCGTCGAATTGCGTTGCGGATTGGGCGAAGGCCGGGGAGTCCGGGCGGCAGCGAGCTTATCGAATCTGCAAGTACCTTGAATCCCGCTTGTACCGATGCTGCCGAAACGCAGTCACCCAGGAGAAACCTCAGTGAGCACCGAACCCGAATTCGTTTCGCTGGCCCTCGACCAGGTGAAGCCGAGCGCGCGGAACCCCCGGAAGACGTTCGACGCCGCGGCCCTCGACCAGCTGGCCGCCTCGATCGCGGCCAAGGGCGTCCTCGAGCCGATCCTCGTGCGGCCGCGGACGCTGTGGCAGCGGGTGTGCGGCTTCGTCATGGGACAGAGGCGGATCCTGGACGTCGGGGACAACGGCTACGGGCTGGGCGTCGGTCAGTTCCAGAGTGCAGGCATTGCCTTCGGCAAGGGCAAGAGCCTCTTCGACGACGTGATCGAGCAGTTGATCGCCGAGGGTCGCGCCGTGGCGTCGAAGGGTGTCAACTTCTCCTGGCATCCCGGACCCAAGGCCCTCGATCCGGTGGTCGACAAGGATCCGCTCGGCCTCGGCATCGATCACTACGAGCTGATCTGCGGAGAGCGCCGCTGGCGGGCCTCGGCGATCGCCGGCAAGGAGACGATCCCGGCCCTGGTCCGCGACCTGTCGGACCACGACGCGGCCGAGATCCGCGTGATCGAGAACGACCAGCGCGAGGACGTGCCGCCGCTCGAGCAGGCCGAGGGGTACGCCGACCTGGTCGCGATGGGCGACGACGTCGAGTCGATCGCAGCCAAGATCGGCCGGCCGGCGAAGTACGTGACCGCCCGGCTGACGCTGACGAATCTCATCCCGACGCTCAAGTCGGACCTCCGCACCGGCAAGCTGCCGTTCGGTCACGCGCACATCCTGGCTCGGCTGCCGGCGGTCGAGCAGACGGCATTCCTTCAAAGCGAGGGCCTCTACGAAGGCTACGGGCAGAACCGCGATCGCGTGGTTTCGATCACCGAGATGAAAAACGACTTGCGGAGGTACACGCCCTGCCTGTCCGGTGCTCCCTGGAAGTGGGACGACGTGACCCTCGTTCCAGCGGCGGGGAGTTGTTCGGCATGCCCGAAACGAAGCGGGGCGAAGCCGACGCTCTTCGACGAGCTAGTCGCCGAGGACGAGCGACCGCTCGATCTGAACGCGAAGCCGAAAGCCGGAAAGCCGGAGTATTGCACCGATCGCACCTGCTACGCCACGAAGCAGACCGCCTTCGTGGAACTGCAACTGAAGACGGTCGCCGCGAAAAACGAAGGGACCGAGCCGCTGAAGATCAGCACCCGGTACATGCCACAGACGGAAGGCGTGATCGGCACGGATCGATACCAGGTCGTCTCGAAGAAGGAAGCCAAGGCCGCCAAGCCCGGCGAGTTGAAGCAGGCCGTCGTTGTCGAGGGCGACGGGATCGGCCACGTCGTCACGGTCCGGGTGCAGAAGCAGACGACGGCCAGGCTAAACGACGGCCACGCGGCCAGGGAGCGCGAGCGACGGGAGACCGCGAAGGCCGAGAGTGCGGCGCGACGCGTGGCCCTCGGCATGGTGGCCGATGGCATTTGCGGGTCCGGGTACACCTACGACATGACCCGCGCGCTCGCCGGGGCCATGGCCAGTGTCGCCGGCAACGAAGTCTGCAAGTGGGTCGCCGATCGCCGGGACGCTCCGCCCGCCAAGGACTCTTGGGACCAGGCCGGGCGAATTAAGAGGATCGCCATGGGCCTGGCCCTTGGCCAGGAGGTCGAAGCTCTCATTGCCGAACTGATCGCGGGCAAGTTCGCCCAATTAAACTGGACCAACCCCGATCAAAAACACTTCTGGGCAGAATTCGGCATCGATCGCGGGAAGCTCGTCAAGGAAGCCGCGACCGAGATGAAGAAGCCCAAGGCCGCGGCGAAGCCGACCACCATGATGGGCATGATCTTCGACGCACTCCAGGAACTCGGCTCGAATGCGAAGCCGCAGGCGATCCAGGAGTTCATCAAGGTCAAGTACGACAAGGAAATCTCGAAGATCATCATCGGCAACTACAAAACGACCCACAACGCCAAGGCCAAGCAGCGGAAGGCGGTGGCCAAGTGAGTGCTGGGGAAACGGGGGGCAGCATGAACTATCCACCGAAATGTAGCGACGCCTGGACGGTTGAAGAACGCACCGCCTATGTGGCGTGGTGCGCTGAAGTAACCCTGGACCGGATCGCGCGGGATCATCGCGATCTTCCGCTTCTCGCCAAGCGTCCCGTCCGGGACTTGTTCCATGCGATCCACGCGGTGTGCACGTGGACAGCCGAGAAACTGGAAGCGAACCGGGCCGCGTTGGAGAAGCCCTACGACTCCGCGCTCGACCACGACGGCGTTGTGCTCCCCCAGGAACTGATCGACCGAATACTGGCCCGTTGATATGACCGCGACCGCCCCCATTGTGTGCAAGCCGCTCGGGACGCTGCCCCTCGCCGAGGTGCCGGCCTTCCCGCCGGCGGCCGCACGCGACCTGGAGCAGTCGCGCGAGGTCCGAACGCTGTCGGATCTACAGCCGCACGTCGAGGCCCAGGGCGGCCACGTGGATGCGGTCCGGCGTGCATTCATCGAACTCGGCGTTCGCAAGGAGCACCTCGACCAGTGCGTCTGGTCGCTGCTCCGGCACCTGAACCCAGGCGGCGTGCCGGAGCCGGTGAAGAAGGCACCGAAACCACGGGCGAAGAAGACCGATCACGGGGAGGGGCTGACGCCGGCGGGGCCAACGGACGGCACCAGCGCACCGGCCAGCCCTTCCCCGACCCGGAAAGGGGAGGGGCCAGTAACCGCGATTCCCCCAGTCGCGGGCGATCTGGATGATGCTGCAGAGTCATCCAGCGCACTGAGCCCTTCCCCGACTTTCACTCCGATCGGCACAGTCGATCACGCCGCTGATATTCGGCAGTGCCAGGACTGCTTCCGGATCGGCGGCGCGCATGAGGGCGATTGCAAGCTGACCGTGGCCTGTCCCATTTGCAAAGCCTTCCCCGGCCAGAAGTGCTTCAGATCGCGGAAGCAATCCGACAAGCCGCACAAGGAGCGATCGGCCCTCGTCTGTGTCGCCTGCGGCGGCACGCGGAAGAACAGTAAGGGCGGCGTCTGCGTCCCGTGCAGGAAACTTCCGCCAGTTTGCACCACTCTGCACCACTCTGCGCCACTCTGCACCACTCTAAACGCCCCTGAACCTGTCAAGCCGCGGACAAACCTCGCCACCGACTTCGACGAGAACACGCCGCCACCGCGGACCCGGCCGACCGGCGTGCCCGTGCAGCGATTCGTGCGGCTCAAGCCCGGCGAAAGCGTCGTGGCGAAGTACCTGGAATGGGACAAGCTGGGCCGCATCCCGGCCGGCTCGGTGCTCTTCGAGCGTGTGTGGTCCGACTTCGGCCTCAGCGATCCCTACATGGTGGCGGCCAGCAGCTGGCCGCCACCACTCGGTGAACCGGGCGCTACGCTGTCCGAGGCGGCACTCGCGGGATGGACGGCGCGCGTGGTGATCGAGCAGCGGGGCCAGCCGACTCACGTGGTGATGAGCCGGGAGGAGGCAAAACCTCATACTGACATCTAATACTGACAGCGTGTTCACTTGAGAATTGAGACCGGATAACGGCAGTTATGTTATTGGCGCTGGGAAACCTAGGGGAACTGTAATGCACTCGATGAACGAACGACCGTGCCGCGAATGCGGTGACTTGGACGGATGCCACTTGAGGGTTCGGCTGAAACGGTTCCGGGATTCGGTCCAAGCGTTTCGCGACGACTACAAGACCTACGGCATCGAGGTTCCGCAAGTCGTCTGCCTCTGTGGATCGACCCGGTTCATGGACGCATTCCAGAAGGCTAAGTACGACGAGACGCTCGCCGGGCGGATCGTGTTGAGCATCGGGTGCGACACGAAGTCGGACGGCGAGTTGTTCTTCGGCCAAGACGGTGAGGAAGTCAAGCGGCGACTCGACACTCTTCACTTGCGAAAGATCGATTTCGCCGATGAGGTGCTGATCCTGAACGTCGGCGGGTACATCGGGGATTCGACTCGCCGTGAACTCGAATACGCCCACCGAACCGGCAAGAAGATTCGCTCGCTTGAGCCACTGTTCGACGCTTCCTGACCGCCACCCCCTGACCCCGCCCAGGAGCGACCCGTGCCGACCGCGAAGCACCTGAAGCCGCTGACCGAGGATGACCTGAACTTCGCCGTAGTCGGCAAGAAGGGTCGGGCGTGGGCTATTGGTATGCTCGACATGGCGAACCTCGTGAACGAAATGTACTCGAATTCGACCGTCCACCTGAACGCCATCGGCGATTGCGGCGTTCGCCACAGCAGATGAAGCCATGACCAGAGGAGAGCGACGATGAGCGACGTGATGACCCTGGAAAAGTGGATCGAACTCGCAAAGGAGCAGTTCAAGGGGAAACCCCCGAAGCTGCATTACGACGAGGACTCCGAAGAGTGGTGGGTCGGATACACGTTTCGCGACCACGGCTTCGCCAGCGAAATGCCGTTGGCTCGCGGGATGATGGAATCGACCGCTCGGTTCTTCCAAGAGAAGATCGCCGAGTTGTTCGTGAGTTAGCAGACGCAGCGTCGCAGAATGTCGATTATGAAGTGTACAAACGGGCACTTTGAGAAATCTACAGAGGCCGCGTGATGGAGCCGAGGTATCAGGACGCCGACCATGCCATCGCACTGCAGCTTGAGTTGATGGCGGGCCTGCTGAACGGAGCGTCGACGCTCGACACCGACGAGTGGTGGGCGGTGCTCCGAAGGCTCAACCCCGCGGATGGCCGCGTGGTGGTGTTGAAGGTGCTTCACGGACTGACGAACAAGCAGACCGCCGAGCGGCTGGAAGTCTCTCACGGCATGATCGACCTGCGGTGGCAACGTGCGATCGGGAAGTTGAACCGCCAGGACGTCGCCGAACTGCTGGAGGTCGCGTGATGAGTCTCACGGAATGCCGGGTGTGCGAGTGCACCGAGGCGAACTGCACCGCGTGCGTCGAGAAGACCGGGCGGCCGTGCCGCTGGGTCGAGGACGACCTGTGCAGCGCCTGCGTGGCCCTGGACGCGGCCCACGCGCTGAAGATGGGACCGCTGCCGCTGAAGCGGCTGGCGGAGTTGGTCGGAGTCAACGCCCTGGTGATCAACAGCGTGCTGCGGGAGTTCGCGGTGCATGGGCCGGCGTTCTTTACGGTGGCCGGCGGCGAGTGGGTGCTGAGTTCGCTGGGATACGAGAAGTTGCTGGAGGCGTAGGATGGCGGGCGCCCGTTCACCCGCACGAGGAACGACGATGGATCCGAAACCGATCGAGACCCGCTACAAGGGCTACCGCTTCCGCTCGCGGCTGGAGGCCCGGTGGGCGGTGTTCTTTGATTCGCTGGGCATGGAATGGGAATTCGAGAAGCAGGGCTATGACCTGCCGAGCGGCCGCTACTTGCCCGACTTTTGGTTGCCGACGTTCGGCCGGGGGACCTGGTTCGAGGTCAAGGGCGTCGAACCCACCGAAGAGGAGCAGAGACTCGCGAGCGAACTGGCGACGGCCACCGATCGCCTCGTCTACATGGCGGTTGGGGAGATCCCCAATCCACACATCGCGATCGATGTGGACCGAAAGTCCTACTGGAAGCCGATCAGCCTTTTCGCCGCAGGAGAATCGCCTCGGGGATGGCACGCCTGGTCGTCGTGCTCGACCGGCAAGCACATCGGCATCGCCTACCTGGGAATTGCCAGCCAGGTTCGCTGCGGCTGCGAAAGGGATTCTTCGAATCACGCGACGCGCATGGACGATCGGCCGCTCGTTGACGCCCTCCGGGCTGCTCGTTCCGCGCGCTTTGAACATGGTGAGCATGGAGACGCTCGTTGACATCGCAAGGATCCGCGATCGACCGCGTCCTGGCCGCCTTGCGCGATCGGGGCGAAGTGAAGGTGCGTGGCAAAGGCTGGAAGGCCTGTTGTCCCGCCCACGACGACACGACGCCGTCGCTCGACATCGACGTCGGAGACGGCGGCCGGGTGCTGCTGATCTGTCGGGCCGGCGGCTGCAAGGCCAACGCGATCGCCGCGGCCCTGGGGCTGAAGATCCGCGACCTCTTCGACGACGATGCCACGGCCGCGAAGTCGTCGCCCGAGGACCGGATCACAGCGACTTACGACTACCGCGACGAAGCCGGAAAGGTGCTGTACCAGGCCGTGCGGTTATGGGCCCCGGCCCCGAAGAACAAGGAATTCCGCCAGCGGCGCCGGGATCCGAGCAAGCCGGGCGGATGGGACTGGTCGCTTGGCGAGACGAGGCGGGTGATTTACCGCCTGCCCGAGTTGATCGCATCCGACAGTGCCAAAACGGTCTACGTGGTGGAAGGTGAGAAGGATGTTGAGAACCTGGCCCGCCTGGGCCTGGTCGCGACGACGAACCCGATGGGCGCCGGCAAGTGGCGCAAGGAGTACGCCCCATGGTTCAAGGATCGAACCGTCTGCGTCCTGGCGGACAACGACGAGCCCGGGAAGAAGCACGCCGAGGATGTGCGGCGATCGCTAGAGGGCACGGCGAAGGCCGTGTGGGTCGTCATCTTGCCGGGCCTGGCCGAGAAGGGCGATGTCTCGGACTGGATCACCGAGCAGGAACAGGGGGCGGCCGAGTCGATCGACCTCGTCGCGATCGCCGCGACGCTGGAGGCGGCCAGCAAGAAGCCGTCGACGTCGCGGTTCAAGTTCGTCGATTCGGAGCAGTTCCTCGCCGGCGACTACCGACTCGAGTTCCTCGTGCCGCGGGTGCTGGTCAAGGGGCAGCCCGCGGTGATCGGCGGACCGAGCAAGACGCTCAAGACCTCGCTGTGTGTCGACCTGGCCGTCAGCATGTCGACCGCGACTTCATTTCTCGGCGCCTTCCCCGTCCACAACCGCCGCCGGGTGGCGATCGCATCCGGTGAGAGCGGCGAATTTACCCTCAAGGAAACGTGTCTTCGCATTCTGCGTTCGAAAGGCCTGGAGCCCAGCCACTTGAATGGCTGGTTAAAGTGGGAATTCACACTGCCGACCTTCAGCGACCTGAGCGTCATGGCGGATTTCGCCCGACGGCTTGCAGACCTCGCTGTTGAAGTAGTGCTGATCGACCCCACCTACCTCGCACTGGGCGACGTGGACGCGAAGTCCGTCTTCGAGATGGGTCGGGCCCTGAGGCCCGTCGCCGAATACCTCCTCAGCCGCGGCGTCACTCCGATCCTGGTGCACCACTCCAACCGCTTATTACCGGTTGGCGAGGTCATGGGCCTGGAGCACCTCTCGCACGCGGGGCTCGCCGAATATGCCCGGCAGTGGTTACTGCTGAATCGCCGTGAGAAGTACAAGGGTAATGGAGAGCACGACCTCTGGGTGTCGATCGGCGGGTCCGCCGGTCACGGCGGCATCTGGAGCCTGCGCGTCGAGGAAGGGGTTCTCGACGAGTCCTTCGGCAATCGCCGTTGGGATCTCACATTACGAACGCTGGACGAGATCGAGGGAAGCACCATCGAGCAGCGGGAAGAGGCTCGACGCGAAACCGTCCGTAAGAAGCATCAGGCCGAGCAGGCTGCCGTTCTGCTGGCGATCGATGCCGAAGTTGCATCTGGGAAAACCGGAGCCACCAGGCGGGCCCTGAGGGATCGCTCGGGCTTTGGCGACCCCAAGATCAAGGAAGTCGTGGAATCGTTGATCGAGGAAGGTGTGATCGAGGAGATCGAGGTCACCTACAAGGCCGGCCGGAGCGAGAAGACGACGAGCGGGTTCAGGAGGATCCCCACATGATGGCGGTAATGGCGGTAACGGTGGTAATACCGCCATCCCGGAATGTGGGTGGTTATGGCGGTAATGGAGGGGGCCCTATAGGGGCCCCTCCGAACATTACCGCCATCCACCTTCGAAAGGTCGGCGATCGTGAGTGACCGGAAGGAACCGCCGATCGTGCTGGTGCTTCGCGACTCGTCCCCTCGAGACGAGCCGACCGAGGAGCAGGCGGCCTCATCGATGAGGAAGGTGCGTTCGCTGCTGAAACACCTGCGGCGCGAATGGCACTACCGGTGCGAGAGTTTCTCGATCCCGAACGCGACCCCGGTTATGCTGACGCCTGGCGAAGGGATCTGATCGATTCCGGCTAAAATGCAGCGACCCAGGACGAGGTTGATCTGAGCAAGGAGGTGCCGGAATGAACACGATTGCGACCGTAGATCCTTACGCGGGCCTGAGTTCCACCGACGAGACCTGGCTTCGCGGGAAGGCCGAAATCGTCGGCGGGATCCTGCGGCGATCCGCGGATGAGATGGTTAAACTGGGTCGGGAATTGCTGGAAGTCCGTAACAGAATTGAACCTGGGAAGTGGGAGGCGTGGATCAAGGCGACCGCCGGACTCACGAAAACCTCGGCGTTTCGGTTCATCCAGATGGCACAGACGTTTGACGAGACGTTCCAAATTGGAACGTTCACCCCCGCCGCCCTCAACATCCTCATCCAGCCCGAGACCCCGAAAGCCGCCCTGGACCTGGCCAAGCGGCTCTCCGAGGAGGGCCACCAGATCACCGGGGAAGCGGCTCGAGGGATCTTGATCCAGGTCAAGCCGGAGCCCAGTTCGAACCCGGCCCGAGTCTCCAGCCGCGACGCGATCCCCCACGAGTTGCTCTACCTGCCCGACGGCGGCGTTCGAACCGCCCGGCTGGTCATCGACGTGCATCCGGATCCTGATGGCGACATGATCGTCGCCGCGACCCTCTACGCCTCGGGAGTGCTGTCCGAGTCGGGCCGAACGATCGGCCACGTGCTCCAGTCGCTGGCCAAGCATGCCGCCGAGACCACGCCCGCCACCGCGCCCGCGATCGATCCGGAGCCCCACATCGCCTGGGCCCGCGCCATCGGCGCCGGGGTCGCCTCGGAATACGAGATCGCGTCCGGGACCCAACAGCGCGCCGACATCGAAGCCGCCGCGGTGGCGGAGCTCGTTGCTGCGTGTCATCGATTCGATGCTGCCAAGGTGCCTCAGGGGGGCGATGCGGGCGGCTTGCTCCGCGGCTACGCCCACCAGGCGGTGCAGAAAGAGTGCCGAAGGGAAGCCCAGCGGCAGCGGAACGGGGGCATGTACCGCACCCGGCGCGACCCCAAGGCCCTCGTCGTGGGCCAGTTCGAGGAGACCAGCGACGATTGAAGTGCCATCGGCCTGGCGTCATGTCGTCGCCTGCCAAGTCACCCCGGCCGCTCACGCCGAAGCAGCTCCGATTCGTCGAACAATACCTGATCGACCTGAACGCCACCCAGGCCGCGATCCGTGCCGGCTACTCACCTAAGACCGCCCGCCAGACCGCCGCCGAGAACCTGTCAAAACCTGACATCGCCGCGGCCATCGCCTCGCGGTCCCAACGGGTCAACACTTCGGCCGAACTGAAGGCCGAGGACGTCCTCCGGGAGTTGCGGCGGATCGCGTTCCTGGATCCGCGATCGGTGTTCGAATGGGGGCCGAGCGGGGTGACCGTCAAGTCATCGAAGGACCTGACGCCCGACCAGGCCGCGTGCATCTCCGAGGTCAGCGAAACGACCACGGCCCACGGCGGCACGATCCGCGTGAAGCTGTGCGACAAGCTGGCCGCCCTGGCGAAACTGTGCGACCACCTGGGCCTGGACGCCCCGAAGCAGATCGAAGTGAAGGCGAACGCGAAACTCGAACTGATCGAAGAGATCGTCGATGGACACCCTCCAGAAAACCATCCGGCTGCACCGGGTCCAGTCTGACTTCCGGCGTTCGACCGCACTCTACCGCGGCTTCGTCGGTGGCCGCGGATCCGGGAAGTCCTGGATCGGCGGCTACGATCTCCTCCGGCGTGCTCGCCGCGGCCGCACCTACCTGGTCGGCTCGCCCACGTCGATCATGATGAACGACACCACGTTCCCGACGATCAAGAAGATCGCCGAGGACCTCGGCGTCTGGAACCCCTCGACGGTCAAGCTCACGCCCTACCCGACGGCCACGCTCTCGACCGGCGCGACGATCCGCTTCCGCTCCTTCGAGGACCCCGAGAAGGCCCGCGGGCCGAACCTATCGGGATGCTGGCTCGACGAGGCGTCCCTGATGGAGCAGGCGGCCTACGACATCGCGATTGCTTCCCTCCGCGAAGGTGGCGAGCAGGGTTGGCTGTCGGCCACGTTCACACCGAAGGGGCCGACGCACTGGACGCACGAGACCTTCAACACCGGCAAGCCCGATACTGCGCTCTTCAAGGCCCGCACCGGCGACAACCCGTTCAACCCGGTCGGCTTCGAGGCGACCCTCAAGCACCAATACGGCGAGACGTCGTTCGCCCGCCAGGAGCTGGGCGGCGAGTTCGTGTCGATCGCGGGCGCCGAGTTCCCCGGCGAGTGGTTCGACTGGCCCGGCTTCTGGTTCGAGGACTGGCCCCACAACCTGGTCTACAAGGTGCTGTACCTCGACCCGTCGAAGGGGGTCTCGGACTTCGCCGGCGACGCCAAGAAGAATCTGGAGGGCGACTTCCAGTGCTTCGTGCAGGCGGGCCTCGACGATCACGGCACCATCTTCCTCGACGCCCACTTCCACCGCGAAGATCCGGTGGCCATGATCGCGCGGGGGATCCAACTCTGTCGCGAGTGGCCGGTGGTGGACTTCTCTTTCGAGGACAACGGCACCATGGGCTTCATGGTCCCCGAGGTGCAGCGGCAACTGGTCGCCTCGGGCGTGCTGATCCCCTGGACCCCGATCGTCAACCGCATTCCCAAGATCCAGCGGATCCGCCACCTGGCCAGCTACCTGTCCCGCCGGCAGGTCCGGATCCGCAACACGCCGGGTGGGAAACTGCTCCGGGCGCAGCTCGGCGACGTGCCGTTCGGGTTCTACGACGACGGCCCCGACGCCGCGGCCGGGGCTGTGGATCGCCTGGAACTGTTGACGCTCGGACCGTCCGCATAGTGCCATCGGCGCACCATGGCCGCCCCGCTGACCCTCACGTCATTCGATGCTGCGGGTGGCGACCTCCCCGTCGCCACCCAATCCCCTCCTCGCGAACTGACTCGCCGCCTCGCCGAGAACTTCAGCGGCTGGCCCATGGCCTGGCAGGTCTGGCAGGACGTCCCCTTCACGCCGTTCGGCTACCCCAATGGCTACCCGTTCGCCCGGGGGGCCTCGGGCACCGTCAACGATCGCCGCGGCGGCAAGGATCTCCCGCTCGTCTGGAGCGAGATCGATCTCCGCGGCTTCCGGGTGCTGTCCCGGTTCCTGTGCGACACCAACCAGTTCGCGATCGGCTTCCTGCTCGCCCTGAAGGGCTACGCGGTCCGCAAGGGCTACGGCTGGCAGGCGTGCCTCAAGGGCGCGAAGAAGACGCCGTACGCCACGGCCGGTGCCGAGGCCGATCCGGTCGTCGAACGCGGTCAGCGGGTGCTCGACCTGTGGCGGGATGCGGCCAAGTGGCCGATCCAGTCCCGCGAGGCGTTCGGCCGGTGGCGCCGGGATGGCGAGGTCTTCGGTCGCCTGTTCTTCGGCGGCTGGAAGCAGTTCCCCTCGTTCCGGTTCATCGAGCCGGAGCAGGTCGGCAGCCCGAACGGCGAGACGTCCGGCCCTTGGTCGTTCGGCATCGAGACACCCGAGGGCGACCAGGCCGGGCCGCCGACGGCGTTCCACCTCTGGGAACTGGACGGCGACGTGGGTATGGGGGACTGGCACTCGGCCGACCGGATCCTGTACCTGAAGAACAACGTCGACTCCACGATCAAGCGGGGACTCCCGGACTTCTTCCCGGTCCAGGAAGCCCTCGACGGCACCCGGCGGCTGCTGCGGAACATGGTCGAGACGGCGATCGTCCAGGCCGGCGTCCCCTGGATGGAGAAGTTCCCGACCGCGACCGTCGACCAGATCCGCAGCCTGATTCCCCAGCGGTCGGTCGACAACCAGCCGGCGCCGGGATCCTATCCCGCGGCGGCCTGGCGGAACATGACCATCGATGCGGGCAAGATCCCGCGGATGGAGGGCAATCGCGAGATCATCCCCGGCCCGGTGAGTGCCGGCATCGTCGGCTACATCGCGGCCGAGCAGGCGGTGCTCCGGGGCGTCGGAGCCCGCTGGTGCATGCCGGAGTATCTCTCCGGCGACGCGTCGAACAACAACTTCGCTTCGGCCCTGGTCGCCGGCTCGCCGTTCTCGGTCGCCGTCGAGGGCTTCCAACTTGAGTACGGCGTCTGGGAGCGGTCGATCGCGCTCAAGGTCCTGGAGTTGTGCCGGGACGCCGGCCTGCTGTCCTGGGACGAATGGCGGGTGCTGGACGTCGAGGTCACCGAGCCCGCGGTGGTGACCCCGGACCCGCTGAAGGACACCCAGAAGCGGCAGATCCTGAACGCCGCGAAGGTGCTCAGCGTGCAGACGTGGCAGATGCAGGAGCAGCTCGATCCGCAGCACGAGGCGGAGAACTGGACCGAGTTCGAGGCCCGTTACCCCGAGCCGGTGCTCGACCCGGACGCCGAGAAGCCGAATCACCCGGGACCGAGGCGACAACCGGAAGCCGCGTGATCGTGCCATCGGCCCGGCATGGCCTGCGTCCTGCTCCAAGAACGGTTTGCATTCACCGGCGGCAAGGTCAAGCGACCCGGCGTCGACGGCTACACCGGCGCGTATCCGATCGTCGAGGGCGTCCTGCTCTGCGGCTCCATCTCCGCCAACAAGCGCCGGTACAAGCCCGAGGCCTTCGCCGGCGATCGCGTCAAGCGCTACAACGATCGGCCGGTGTTTTTCAACCACGGCAAGCGCAACGAAACCCGTGGCTACGAGGAAAAGGGCGGCTCGATCGAGAACGCCCGCCACCGCGCCGACGGCATGCCGATCGGCGATCTGGCCGTCAATCCGGAACACCCGCTGGCCAAGGCCTTCCTGTTCGACGCCGAGCACAAGCCCGGCAGTTGCGGCATGTCGCACGTCGCCCACTGCGAGACGGTGCGGTCCGCGGACGGCTGGGACGAAGTGACCGAGATGGTGGAAGCCGAATCGGTGGACGTCGTCGTCGGCCCGGCCACCACGAAGGGCCTGTTCGAATCCAAGGGAGGGGCCGCAGTGAAGATCACGATCAAGACGCTCGCCGAGCGGATCGTCAAGCACCCGAAGAGCACCACCGAGCAATGCACGCGGATGAAGGCCCTCGCCGAGGGGGAATACGGTCTCCGCGAAGTCGAAGAGCCGGCGGCGGATGCCGAGCCGGCCAGCGAGATCGACAAGGCCTTCGAGTCGCTGATGTCCGCCCACCTGTCCGAGATGATCGCGGGCAGCACCACCGTCGACGACTTCTGCAAGAAGATCAAGGCCCTCGCCAAGGCCCACAAGGGCAAAGAGGAGCCGAAGGACGAGCCCGCCGAGCCGCCCAAGGAAGGCAAGCAACCCGCCGACTATCCGACCATCCTCCGCGAATGTGCAGCCCAGGGCTACGTCGCGACCGCGGACGAGCTCGAGATGCTCGCCCTGCAGCCGGACGCCGCGAAGCGCAAGGCCTTCATCGAGGGCCAGCGGGCCAAGGTGAAGGCGGAAGAGGTCAAGAGCGGCGGTCGCCGGCCAGGGGCCGGATCTCCGCCGGCCGGCAGCACGACGACGGTGACCGAGGAGCGGGCGATCCCGAAGTGGTGAGCATCGTCGCCAGGGTCTGACTCACACGATCACGCAAAGGGGCTCCGACATGGGAATCAAGGGCATGGCCGGTCAGACGGGG